TATTCGTTCATCTTGTTGATGAGTTCCCGCGGCGCATCGATGTCGGGACGAGTGTAAAACTTTTCGATGTCTTCGTTCGTGATGGCGGCGCTCTCGGTTTCCAGACGGGTCAGCATCTCGTTGTTGAGGTCGTCGAGAAGCTGGGCGTGGGTTCCCTCGGCCATGCGGCGGAATTGCAGGACTTGTTCGGGGCGTAGCTTGTGGGGGTTCTTGCCCTCCTTCTGATACTTGGCCAGTTCCTTGCGCCACTGGGCAGGGTTCTGCTGGATGACGTTGGTCATGGTGTTGACGCGCTGTTCTTCTTCGATGGCAATCATGCCCGCGTCCGCTTCCTCTGGAGTCCACAGTCCGACGGTAGCCCCTTGTCGGTATCCGGCCATTGCGTCTTCCCAACGGCCCTCCCGCTTTGCCCGCTCAATGTAGTTTTTCTTTTCCTGCGTGGCGCGTCCGATCATGGCCTTGTTGGCGTCGGTGAACACTTTCGACTTCACCGCGTTTTCAGTGTTGGCCAGCCACGCATCTCGACGATTGCGGCCTCCGGCTGTGGCCATGCGAAGCGAGCCAACTTGGTCGCGCAGTTTCGGCGCGTAGTTGTTTTCCCAAATTCGACTCCACTCGCTTTCCGGCTTGGTCATGGTGTCTACTTCAAATTTGGACAGCATGTCGGATTTGATGCGGTCAGCGGCGTCAAGGTTCGCCTCGTCGCTGGCTTCGGCCATGTTGAGAGCAAAGTCGCCCAACACGTTGGCAGCTTTTTGACCGGCGTTGCCCAAGTTGGAATACGCCTGCCCAACAGCCATGTAGCTCGCGTCGTCGATCATGCCCGCGAGTTCGATGTCGGGCGTGCGGATGGCCCCTACCGGCAGCGGCACGGCGGTCGATCCGGTCGCGGGAGCGTTGGGAATTTGGACGAGCGGGATGTTGGCCATGTTAAGCGGAGGTTGTTAGGGCGCGGGCCAATCGTGACGCTTGGGAAGAACCGCCCATCGAATAATTTGCGCCCATGCTGGCCGCTTGAGTTGCGCCGGAAATGAGCGACCCGTAGCTATTGACGCGCAGGGCGCTCGCGGTGTTCTGGCCTTCCAAGAGGATCGGGCGGGCGCGGAATGCGGCGCTGGCTGCGTTGTAGTCGGCTGCGGCTTTATCGACCAAAGAGTATCCGGCCTGCCACTTCTCGACCTCGGCCTTGCGGTAGTAGGCGCTGCGCTCCAGATCGGCCTTGTAGAGTTCGTCGCCCACGGCAAGTTCCATGAGGCCCGCCGATTCAGCCATGACGGCCAAGGGCGAACCGGCGCTGGTCACGCCTGCTTTGCCGAATTGCGCCCGCTGCTGGCCCAAGAGACGCTCGTTTTCTACCCGCATACGCTTGGCGCGTTCGCGGGCCTCCTGCTCCACGCGCAGTCCTTCGTTCTGCATCGCGGTGGCGTTCTGCATACCCGCTTGGTATTGCTGCTCGGCGGCGACCTTTTGCATCTGCGCCTGCATCTGCATCTGCTGCAACTGCACTTGGTAGTTGTAGTTGGCGAGGCGCTCGGCAGAGGCGGCTTGTTGCTGCTGGCCGTAGTAGGACATGCCTGCGGAAGCAAGGCTTCCAACAATAGCCACACCGGCCAAAACTGATGCGGTAACTCCAGCCATATTATTCGATGACTTTGACGAGGTGGGTGACGTCCTCGTCGGTTTTCTTAAAGCCGTTTTTTTCGTGGAACTTGACCAGCGAATCCTGCCTGCATGTGGTCATCATCACGACGTAGCCGGTGGCCTTGGCCTCGCCGGTCAAAAAGGCATCCAAGTGACGGAGGGCTTTGACGGCGCGTCCCGCGTTGGCTTCGGGATTGCTGACCATGTATTCCAGCCAGCAGACCGGCGACGAGTTGTCCATGTAGAGCCACGCCGCGGCGGTGTCCTCGGTCTTCTCGCCCTCGGCCCAGCAGGCGACCACGCCCAGCTTGGGCAGGAAGAACGGCGGCACCGGATTCCATCCGTGGCCCTTCCACCATCCGGCGACCATGTCATAGTCCTTGGACGGATCGAACATGCGAAGTTGAAGAACGGGCTGGCTCATGGGTTTAGTCAAATCACACTATTGTCAATCCCCGTATGCGTCGAGCTTTACGACAAGGGCGCGGACAGTGAACGGGTAAGGCAGGCGCTGACGGAGGTAGATGTCGCTGTCGTCGGAGTAGTCGCCCGCGACGACGACCTCGGCATCGCCGGAAAAGGGCGGCGGGCTGGCGTCCATTGGGTCATCAAAATCCCGCGGATAGATCCAAAGCCACTCGGTGCCGTTGGTGCTGGCCTCCCCCGCCAAGGACTTGAACAGGCTGACCTCCACGCGGTTGATGCGCTTCTTGCGTCCGCGGGTCGGGCCGTCGCGCAGATCAAAGTCGAACTTCATGGGCAGGATGGTCGAGGTGTAGGGCAGACCGGCCAGAACCTTGGTGTAGGTCTTGTCGAGGGTAATCTGGCCGCTGGCGACCGTCTCGTCGGGCTGGACGGCCCCGTTGGCCAAGACGCTGACCGTCTTGCCTTCCAAGTGGGACAGTCCGGTGATGGTGGCCGTCGCGGTGCCGGAATAGCGTTTGGCGCAGTCGAGATACCACCAGTCGTCCTTGGTCTGGGCCTCAAATTTTGCGCGGTTGTCGGCCTTGAAGCGTTCGATGTAGCGTTTGGTCTGCCCGTTGATCGTGCGTTTGACCACAAGCCAGACCTCGTCGTCCGCGCCGGAGAGTCCGTAGACGGTGGCGACGGACTCAAATTCCCCGTCGGTGGTGTGCCGGTGCCATGCGACGACCTCTTGGTCGCGCTCGTAGGACATGCCCACCAGTTGGCCATCGCCCCGCACCGCCCAGAGGATGGCGTCGGGCTGCTGCTGAAAGGCCAGTTCGACCAGTTCGCCTTGGGTCACATGCTCGGAAAGGACGGTCAGATCCGGCGCAACCCACCCGTCTCTTTCAAAACTGTAGGTCAGTTCGCGCACTTTGCGGCCACGCCGCTGGACGAAAAGCAGAACGTCGTTGAGTAGGATGGCCCGCATGGTCTTCGATCCGAAGCTGCTTTGCTTCTGGGCCTGCACGTTGGTCGCGCTAAATGCCTGCCCGCTGTCGGCCCCGCCGATTGTCCACTCGTCGCCGCTGGTGCCGATCATAAGCCGCTGCTGGCTGAACATCCACTCGATGCGGTTGCCTTCGGACGAGGCCACGGTGAATTGCAACCCGTCGTCCGCGCTGCTCCCCAGTTGGAAGTTTTCAAAGTCGTCTACTTTGCTGCACCAAAAAGTGTTGGGCTGGTGGGCGGTGCCGCCGAAGCAAAGTCTCTGTTCGTGGATGGCCACGGCCCGCGGGTAACCGCGCACGCCGGAGAATGCGGCCTCGCTCCACAGCAAAGTGTCTGGAGGCACCCGTGTGCCAAGAAAAGTTTTGACCGTTGCGTTGGCGCTTGCGCCTCCGCTGACGATTGAGTTGATGACAAAAGATCCCCCGTTGGTGAAATCGGAAGATTCAAAAAACGCTTTGGCGTTGGTGGCGGAAACATAATCCAGCACTTGCAGCTTGTAGACTCCTCGCGTCAGAGCTTCTCCAGTCGCGATAATGTTTCGCGCCGTTGTTTCGCTTTTAAATTCTCGGATCACCTCCATGCGCGTGATGTTCTGGAAGAAAAACGTGGCAACGCTTGTGGAGCCTGTGTTGCTGACAGGAATGGTGAAGGTGTCCGGCCCCGTCCGCGTGGCGGCAACTAACGCCGCTCCCAAGCCGCCCATTGCAACGCTTTGGACGTAGTTGACATAAAGCAAATCGTTGGTATTGACCCCGTGGTTGGCCAGCGTGATGGTTGCCGTTGTGCCGGATCTGGTGGCCGATCCAATTTGGTAATAGCCAAAGTTATCAACGACGCTATCTGGAAAGCGCAACAAGCGCAGCGTGCCAAGCCATGTTCCGACCGTGGTAAGCGTCCACTGGCCCCCAATGTCCAACTCCAAATCGGACACAAAGTTTCCTGTAATAGGAAGCGTCAAGCTGCTGCTTTTTCGGGCGTATTCGATGGCCCAGTGCGAGCCGACATGGCCGCTTAAAAACGTGTTGTTGCGTGCGCTTCCGCCCTTGTCTTTGGCCGAAACGGTGATGTTGCCTCTGAAGGCGCTGGCGTTGAGTGTGATTTCCTCGGTGTTGGCGTTGTCAATAAGCGGCGGCCACTTAAAATCGACCAGCACCAGCGTCCAGTCGTTGTCGGCCAGACGGGCCAGCTTGCGCGGCGCGTGGTTGGCGTGCGCCAGATACATGATGTCGTTGACTTGAACGTATTGCAGTTCGCGCAGTTCGCTCTCTTGGTAGGGCGACGGAATTTCCAAAGCGCCGCTGTTTGGCTGGGCATACCAGCGACCGGCGGCAAGGTCGGTGGCGAATGTGCCGCTGGTGTGGGCGGTAACCGCGTAGTAGGTCGTGCCGCCGTTGGTCACAATGTCGCCAATGGCATAGGCTGTGCCGGTCGCCCACGCGGTTCCGGCGGGATGCAGCACCGGAGTGTTGTTGCCCCAGACGCGGATGTATTCGTGGCCAAACTCCAAAACAAAGCGGGTGGTCGTGGAAAAGTTGAACCCGATCAAGCGGCAACGCTGGTTGGCGTTCTTGGCCTCGCCCAGATACTCGGTTCCGGCGCGGCGGTAGACGCCTCCGTAGGGCAGGACGACCATGTTCTCCAGCGTGCGGCATCCGCTGCGGTATTTTTCGACGTCCGTGCGGGCGTCCATGTATGGACTTAACTCGCCTGCATTGAGGGCGGTGACGAGGAGATTGGCCATGACCTATTGGCTGCTGGGAAACTTGGTGTAGCGGGCGGCAACAAGGTCGCTGTTGACCCAAGGCATTTTGCGTTGCAGCCGTTGCTCAAAGGCGTCGGCCATGCGGGCCTTGGGGCCGGTCAGCGCCTCGTATTCTTGCAACAGTTCCTGCGGCATGTTGCGGCTTCCGGTCATCGGGCCTGCCAAGCGCGAGGCCAGCATGGTGGCCAAGGCGTGGACAAAGAGCGGGTGGTAAAACGCGCCGTCTTCGACCCGCCCAATGTAGCGGATGTTGGCTTCCTCGGCGTTGGTCAGAAGCTGATCGGCTTCGACACTAAACTCCCCCAGCCTTTCGGTGGGTTCGTAGCCGTTGAGTTGAACCACGCGCAAGCAATCGACCGGCAACTGGTAGGCGCTGGCCCACTCGCTCTGCGGGGCGGTCGAGAGTTTATTGAGCGCGGCGCGGCGCATGGCAAAGTTCCAGCGATGTCCCTGCAAGACTTCGTCGCGGGTTTGGGCGTAGAAACGATTGCAAAACTGGGCCTGCTTGGAATCGTCGGTCAGCGACATGAGCGGGCTGATGCCAAGTTTGGCCAGAGCCAGATTACAGATTGATGTTTCGTCGGCCATGAAAGTTAGAAAAAGGTGGCAGACTATTGAAGCCGGTCTGCCAGCGGCTGTGAGTGCCTTACGGCATGCGGAACGCGAGCAAGAAGGCAATCTTCTTACCGGCGGTGACCGCGTTGGTGCGGGCGAACGCCGCCGTCACTGTGCGGGTGTCGGCGGTGATGACGTAGCGCGGAAGCACGCTCGTCGCCACAGCGGCAGTGACTGCCGCGGAGCCTGCGGTCGAACTGTTCAGCGAGATCGAAGTCGCGCTGTAACGGTCGGCGTCGGAAGCATCCCCAATCGTGGAGATGGCAACCGAAGAACCGCCCAAGGACGCCTCGTTGGAGACGCGCCAGAGTTCGGGCAGCGGGATCGCGCCAACGGGCAGAACAGCAATGTTGATGCTGTCGCCGGTCGCCGCTTCCGTGCCGGTGCATGTGTAGGTCGCTTGCGCGTAAACGACGTTGCCTTTGACAAGGTCGCCGTCCACGCGGTTGCGGACGTTAAGCTCCAGATTTTCGGGAGCGATGTCGGTGTAGAACGTAGCCATATTATGATTCTCCTATGGTTGGTTGTTGTTGATTAGAGAACCTCGTCGGCTGCGATTTCGACGACCTTCTTCTCTTCCATGCGGGTCGCGCCAAGGCTCGCCACCGTGCGGATTTGCAGGGCGTGGCTCTTGTCGGCGCGGATGTCCACATGCACCTTGCGACCGGCGTCGGCCAGCTTGAGGCCGGAGCGGACGTAGGCGAAGCAAGTGCGAACACCAGTGCTGGAGTTGTAGGGAAGCAAGGACGACGCCACGCGGCGGAACTTGAAGCCCATGAAGGTGTCGAGTTGGCCCTGCACCAGCGCCTTGACGCTGTTGTAGTCGGCGCTGATCACCTCGGTCGTGCGAAGCAAATCTTGGAGTTGCTTGGCGCTGACCACAATGATGCGAGGATCGCTGTCGTCCACCTCTGCGTCGTTAAGCAGATAGGAGGCTTGGCGAAGTTTCGCAATGGTCAGACCGCTGTTAGCGGTGCTGCCGGTTTCGACGTAATCGACGGCGACCTTCTGCCCAGCGGGCAAAGCGGTCGGGGTCACGCCGGTTTCGCCCGTGTAGGCAGAACCCAGCGCCGCGTCGATGATGACCTTGTCGCAGGTGCGAAGGTAAGCCATCGCGTGGTTGTTGACCGTCTCGGACTGCGGCAGGCTGACCTCACCCAGATACTCGGCATCCCACTCGTCAAAGAGGGTGGCGTGTTCGTAGGGATACGGACGGAGCCAGCGTTTGGCGAGGGCCACATCGCTGATGTTGGTGTCGGCGGCGCGGGCGGTGATTTTGGTCATTTCGACCGCAGCCATTTGGTTGAATGTTTTTTCTTTGCCGCGAACGGACTCCACGGACACGAACTCACGCAACTTGGAAACCTTCTGTTGAAGAAGGTGTTCCCAGTTGGAGGTGAACTCCGTCGTGAAATACTGCGGGATTTGTGCAATAGCAGACATAGTTGTTTCTCCTTTGGTTTTGACTAAACCCGCATCGTGCGGATCTGGTCGGGTTGTTGTTGGTTTCTGTCCCGCGGCGCTACCGAGTATCCGTTCGTGACGGGTCGTCGGCCTTGGGTTGCCGTCGGGCAGGCTCAACGAGGAGGTGTCTGCCTAACTGTTTGCGAGAATTGCGCTGCGCCACACATGGCGCAAGGGTTTAGTCAAAAAAAGTTGCGGGCTTTTGTGTATAGCAAAACGACGTTTGGTATACACAACGTGTCGAAGCCTTCGACATGGTTGAAACAACGTGTCGACATTTCAGCGCAACGCCGCCCACAAAAATCCGCCGTTGGCACATCCGTAGAAAAAGAAAATGACGGCCATCGCCGGATCGCCCTGCCTCCACCACCCTACCGCGGTGGCAAAGTAAAGCAGGGTGCAGGCAAGGAGCGGCCAGAAGGTCACGAAATGACCCCGTCGTTGTGCCGCGCCAGCCAACCACAGACTTCGCTAACCAGACGCCCGATCTCGTCCACGCACTCCTCATCCAAGTCGAAGAGGCGGGCGTGGATCAGTTCGTGGCAGGCCAGTTCGATGCCGCGGTGGCTAATCGCGTCGGGGTGGATGTAGATTGTCCGGTCGTCTTTGACGCACAGACCGTCGTGGGTCACGCGGGCCGGTGGGCGCTGAATCTTGATCCGCCACGGTTTGCCGTCAATCGCGACACGCTTTGTGGGGGCGCGGCGGATCATTTGAGTCGGTAATGAGGGATGGGTCGGGTGACGCTGCCGGAAGTTATTCGGAACGTCTTGCGCTCGCACCGGCCCTCGGCCACGGCGCGGCAGAGCATGGCACCCACCGTGGGGGTGGCCTTGCCCAGCTTGGCCGCTATTTCCTTGGGGGTGAGCCAGCCCTCCGGCACCTCGTCCACTTGCTTGGGCGTGGCCAAGGCCGCGGCCCACGCGGCGGCGGCAATTTGCTCGGCGGTCAGCGGCCTTTTCACAGATCTGCAACCTCCGGTGCGGGCGGGTTGAAATGCAGATTGTGGACATTGGGCAGTGCGCCCTCCGGCTGGTTGCGCCAGTCCAGCACCATCATGCTGGGACGCGGGATCGCATCCGGCACCACCTTGTGGGCGTGCCTTGTCAGAAACTGCCATCCGCCGGTAATGCCCAGCATGGACGCCCCGTCGCTAAACCATCCGCCGCAATGGCGGTGGGCGCGGAGGAAGACCTTGGCTGGTTCGTGACCGGCGCGAAGCGAGTTGAGGCGGGCGTTGCCCATCGCAATCGACATGGCGGTGGCCTCCAAGTAGGCGCGGCTGGTCACGCCAATGTGGTGCGTGGCATCAACCAGCGTGCCATGAATACGGAACAGCCACTTCTCGCGGGCCACACCGTCCTTGGCTCCGATCAAGCGGGCCAGATACGATTCAATCTCATGGGTGTGGCACTCGGTGCCTTTGACCACCAGCGTCTGGGCGGCGGCTTGCGACATGAGGCGAAGCGCCTCTGCGGCCATTTTGCAGTGCAGTTCGATGAGTGTGGCGACGACCTCCGGCGACTTGTGGTGGATGCCCTCGGTGGCATCACCGTTGACCAACAACACAAAAGGATCACTGCCCACAATCTCCGACACTTGGGCCTGTGCCTCCTGCCACTTTTCCCAGAGCCACGCTTGGTGGATGTTCTTGCCGAATCCGATGGTGTTGCCGTTGATGCTTTCGCTGTCCGGCGGCATCAACCCTACGCTCGACCCGCAATGCAGATCGCTGACGACGACCAGCAACTGCGGGCGTGATGGTTTTTTAGACATGGTGAGTCGATTAGGCGCTGGTCAGCATCCGGCGCACTTGGTCAACGACCTCCGCGTCACCCTCTTGGTAGCGGGAGTAGAGCGGGTTGGCTTGGTTGGTCATAATGTCCCGTGCGCGGGCGCGAGTGCTGCTCGCTCCGGTCTGGTCACCGGCCACCAACTTGTCGTCGGACAACTTCTCCGCGAGGTTGACAATGGCTTTAACCACTTGCGGATCGACGAAGCCTTGGCTGGTCGGATCGACTCCGGCGGTCACTGCGGCGCGGCGAGCCAGTTCGATCTTCTCCGGCATCTTGTCGCCCCAGACCTTCTGAAGTTCGGCCCGTCCGGTTTCCAGTTGGGTTTCGATCATCTGGGCGGCGGCTTGGTTCATCAGCGCGGCCCGCTCCATGTCGAAGCGCATGAACTCCTGCATGGCGGCGGCAGGAATGTGGTGCTTGTGGGCGAGTTCCGCGGCACGCTTGGCCACGTTCTCATCCCAGACGACGCCTTCGGGCAGTTGTTCCGGTTTGAGGTTGTAGGCTTCGGGCGATTCGGGAACGCCGATGGCCTTGCGGTAGGCGGAAATTTCTTCCGGCGTGGACTTCTCGTTGGGAGGAACGATGGCGTTGGCCTTCTTGCCCAAAAGTTGCTCCAACCCGTTAAACCCTTTGGCCATCGACTCGACGTCGATCTTGTCGTTGCGCCAATACTTTTCGGGAACCCATTCGGGCTTTTCGGCTACTGCGGGCGCTGGCGCGTCGGTAACGCTGGCAGGCGCACCGGAAAGGAGTGTCCCTTCGGTTGTGACGCTGGTGTTAGCAGCGGGTGCGGTGGTCGCGGGAACAGCGGTGCCGTCCGCGGTGGTGCTGGTTTCGGAGGTGGTGGTTGCATCGATCATGGTGGTGTTGGTTGGTTGGTGTTTTGACTAAACCGCGTTTAGCGGAGGACTTCGGTGGAGGGCCGCTCGACGTCGGCATCACCGACGACGGGCAGCGAAAGTTTGTGTTCGATGAAAAGGATCACCTCGCGCTGTCCGTCCCGCACCGCGGCGGCGATGGGATCAAACGGACGTCCCAGCGTGCGCTCAAAAGCGGGCCGGTTCATGCGGAAGTAGGCGCGGAGGTTGTCGAGGACAGCGCGCCCGTCTTCGTTGTCGAAGCAGCGGTGGTAGGCGTTGTTGATGCGCTGAAGGCTTTTGCTGCGCTCCAGTTCTTTGTCTGGTGTCATTAGCGGCGAGGGCGGTTTGGCATGGCTACACTCCGGTGGCTTGATTCATCAAACGTCCAAGGGCGCTGTCCTGCTTGACGCTACCGGCTTTGCCTGCGGCCTCGGCCATCGTGAGCATCTCCTGCTGCTGCTGCATCTGGGCCTGTGCCTGTGCGCGGGCGGCGCGAGCCTCCTCGACCTCGTCCTCCTCGGCCAGCCAGTCGGCGGGCAGTCCGTCGTTGCGGGCGGTTTCGCGGGCGATGACGTCCCACTTGAAGTTGTCCAGCACTTCGGGGCGCACTTGGGCGATGATCGCGTTGCGCTCCATTGTCCTTGCCAAGGAAAGGTTGTGCATGGCGCGGATGGCGAGCGCGACCTTGCTGACGTAGCTGACTTCCGGTTCCGGCAGCATGGGCTGTCCCATCGCGTCCATCTGGATCGCGTCCTGCGGCGGGGGGGGAAAATGGCCGTTGCGGATAAGGATGCCAAAGACTCCGCGCAGCATAGGCGAAAGCAGTTCGGTGGTCTTGCGGGTAAACGAAGGCGAAAACTGCACCAGCTTCTCGCTGGCCCGCTCGGCCACTTCGGTCGCGGTCATGTTGGCCCGTTCCAGCGAGGCGAACATGCGGAACATGTCCACATGCATGGCCACGTTGATGGCGTTGGTCTTGCGGGCCTCGCGGTCGAGTCCGATGGAATAGTCGCCCGCGGTGGCCCACTCCTGCGGCAGCGCGTTGGGTTGGGTCGGGTCGTAGTAGGTGACACCCCCAGAGCGCAAATCGACTTCCCCTTCGTGCGTAGCGGGCATGAGGAGACGAGGGAACGCTTTGATCTCGGAGAGGGCGTCAAGTTGCTTGGCTAAAAAGTTGAGTTGGCGGGCTTCGGGCAGCGCCATCCATGCCGGAGACACTCCGTAAACGCCCTGCTGGCTTTTAACGTGGCGACCGGCAAAGAAAGGTTTCTCGTCGTAGCCACTGTTACGGCAGACATGCTTGTTGCTCTGGTCAACGTAAACGCTGGCCCAAGGTTTGTTCGGGCCGTCGGCCTTGTTGCGGTCGCGGTCGTTGTCCTCGCGCTTGTAGAGAGCATGAACGAAGCGATGCTTGACGGTGCCGCCCTTGCCGGTGCGCCGGATCTCGGCCAGCTTCTTCTGCATGGCGGGCGCAAGGTTGTCTTCGCCAAACTTGTCCGCGGCTTGCAGGACGGTCAGTTCCAACTCTCAAAAGACGGTGTCAATCAGTCCCTCGTCGTTCTCGGCCAGTGAGTAGGTGCCGATGTCGAACTTGTGGAATACGAGCGGATGGCTGGTGCCGCTCTCAACAAACATGCAGTAGGTTCCAAAGACGCTGTCGTCGTAGTAAAGTTCGTGGATCTCGGTGTAGAGATTGCTGGTGGCCAAGAGCAACTGGGTCATCTCGCTGCACTTGGCATACCATTGCTTGGCCTTGTCGCTGTTGACGCCTTTGGGCGGCTCGTAGACAAACCACCGCGAGTCGGCAGGCGTGATGTAGGCAAGCTGCCCATTGGCCAGCGTGGCCGCGGCTTGGACGGCAGAAGTATCGAAGAGGACATCGTAGCGCGAGCTATCCGGCACTGACCGCTTGGCGCTGATCTCGGCTTTGCGCGGTAAGAAGTATTCGGCCAACTCCTGCCAGTGCGTGTCCCATGAGGCACGCTCGGAACCCAAGTCTTGGTTGCGGGCAAGAACCCAGTCAGCGAGTTGGACGTTGTCTTTCATTACCACATGTCGGGGTCGTTAGCCGCGGTAATCAGCAGGACAATGCCCACCGCAAAAACGGCCAGATGGAAAGTTAGCTCCATGTTTCATCCCAAAAGATCCTTGGCCACTTTTCCGTAGCGACCGCCCATTGAGGCTTGTGCGGTCAGCAGCGAGCGGCGCTTACTCATTTGAGGCGCGGGTGCATCCATGTTTTGCGCGACGGGCGGAACATTGTTTGGCGTCACTGACGGTGCGAGCGCCGCCGGTGCTGCGCCTTGTTGGGGTATTCGATTTCTGCCTTGCTGAAAGGCTTGCCGCATAAACTGCCCAAACGTCTGCTGCCCCTGCGGGGTGCGAAGATCAAGTCGTGCGGGCCAAGCAACCATAGACAATTAGCCCAAGAGGCTGTTGGCTCCGGTGGCCGGATTGACGTAGCCGCCGGTTTCACCCGCGAGGATCGACTTACGGAAACCGGAACGACGGGCCGCGGCGCTTCGCTGCATGTTGGCGGCGTCATTGGCTCCCATCGTTTGCATTTCGGGAGGTGGCGGCGGTGGCGGTGGAGGAGGAGGAAGCGGCGGCGCTTGGAACGCGGGCATGGGGGGCGGTGGCGGCGGGGCCGAACGTCCCCCACCTCCGAAGTGGCGGCGGCACGTTAGGTCAATCTTGGACGAGTTGTAGAATCGCATATTTTTGGATGAGTTTGTCGGTCTGAAAGAAAGTCAGCGGATGGCCACTCCTCTCCCATGCGATGAGCGGAAGATAAAACGGGATGTGGCGCAATAGTTTTTTGACTAAACCCGCCAGACCTTGATCGTCAGCCAAGGCGAAGGCGTAGACATACCACGCATCCCACAGTTCCGGCGGGAAGTTGAGCCAGACGTCGTTGATATGCGACTGCTCCGCTTTACTCCACACCGGCCTCGCCATCATCACATACTCCGGCGTCGAGAAGAAACAGCCATGCGAGAGGTGCGCGAGCATGTCTTCCTCAAACGTCCGCGGGGAATCCGCGGTGTACAGCATCTTGCACTTTTCGATGGGCGTCATCGTCTCACGATTGTCCTGCGGGTAAAGTCGAGTTCGCGGATGCCGGTTGTCACTACGGTCGGGCGCGGCTTGGCAAAGCCGGTCTTCAGCATGCCCGCCATCTCGGCCTCGGCAATCATCCGCAAGGCGTCGGCGGCGTGGCTGGCCCAGTTGTGGACTGGCTCGTTGACCACAATGCCGGTGGCGCTGCTGCGCTTATAGGCGTAGTTGGCCAAGGCATCGAGGCCACGCTCGCAGGCAGGCAGGCGGAACGAGAACCGCGGGAACATTTGCAGACAGGCATTGATGCCGATCCAGATGTCATGCGTGCGGGGCAGGACGCGCACGTTGGCCAGACCGGCCTCTGTATACACTTGGGCGTCAGCCTTGCCGCTGGTGCGAGTCGCCGCGGCATCGTGTGGCAGGAAATGCGCTCCGTAGCTGTAGCCCTTGGCCAGCATGTGACCGACGCGCTGGACAGGCGTCATGTCCAGATCCATGTCGCAGTCGATCACGCGGATCTCGTTGCCGCCGATAATCTGAAAATACCAGACCACCGTATTGACCGGACTACCCAGATCCCACGCGGTATGCACCAAGGTCGAGTTGTCGGTCTTGAAGGCACTGATCGCACCGGAGGCGCGGAGCTTGTCCAGTTCGCCCGCGTAGATCGCGCCCTCGACCGGCGATTTGAAACACTCGTCCAAGGTGGTGGGGAACTCGCGGAAGATGAAAAGGCCAAGGTCGCGGGACTGGCGGTCATACCAGAGGCGCTGCTGGTCACTAAAAGTGTGGCCTGTTTGTGACTGCATCTGGTCAAGATATTGGCTGATCGCTGGACTAATCGTGGCCACATCGCCCTCGACCACATAGGTCGGATCTTTCCACCACGGGAAGAAGACCACGCGCCAATCCTTGTCCGTCTTGGCCGCTTCCGGCGTCTCCAGCGCCCCCTTGACGATTTCCCATAGGTGGCCCCCTCGCCCGCCCTTCCAAGTGGTTTCGATGATGATCCGGCCATGCTCGGCGCTGGGGATTGCGCCTGTCAAAATCTCCTCGGAGCGCCGCGGGTCGTCGGCTTGGATCACGCCCCACTCGGAGAGGTGCAGCCAGTTGTTCGTGCCGCCACGCGCTCGCAGACCCGCAAAGAACGACGAGGCCGCGTTACCCGCCACACTCACCTCAAGGATGCTGCCACTGTCCCTCACCCGCTCAATGTGCTGCAAGGTGCCGCTGGGGAGATTGTCCACCGCTACTTTGGCAATAGTGGCCAATTTGCGCTCGGCATCCGCGGCGGTCTGATCGACCAAAGAGCATTGGGTGCCAGCGTTCCAAAGCATTTGATCGGTCAGCAGGACGTCGAGCGCGGTGGACATGCCCAGACGCCGCGCCTTCAAGATGATCAGTCGCTTGACGCCCTCTTTGAACAGCATGTCGTAGACCCGCTGCTGCTCGGCCCGCGGGGCGAACTTGATGATCCGCC